GACAATACCCCGGAGATGCTGCGGTCGATTGAAGATATTCCGTTGACGCCACTGCAAGACGGCGGTGTTCGCGGGTGGTGCGGAAAGCTAGATTTTATCGCTGCAAGTCTGCGTGCTTGCCAAGCATGGGAACGCAAAGACTTCGTGGCTGACGAATAACGGCGGTCTCCCGCTGTTGGCCCAAAACCCCAGCCCTTGGGCAAGGCACAATGTAGGAGGCCGTTATGGCTGATCTTAAAGACCTGCGGGAGCAAATGGCGCGTATCGCCACCGCGGCCAGTTCTAAACTGTCGGAAGCTACCGACAAAACCAACGAAGCCCGCGCTGCCGAAATCGAGCGCGAATTTGACGCCATGATGGTTGAGCATGATCGCCTTGACGGCGTTGCCAAGCGCATGGAAAAAGTGGACGCTGCTGTTCGTGCCTCGCAAGGCATCGACCTGTCGAAGCGTCCTACGGCAGAGCGCACTTCAGTTGCTGCCGTTGATGACGGGGCAAAGGTTGACTACCGAACTGCTTTCTTTGCCATGATCGCCAACGGCGGCGTTGATGGTTTGGACAACGAGCATCGCGCGGTTCTGCGGAATGCGGAAGTCCGCACTCAAACCGCTGGCACGAACTCCGCTGGTGGTTACACAGTGCCTGTAGAGCTTGCTGCATTCATCGATAAAGCGATGATCGCTAGCGGTCCGATGTATGATTCGAACCTGTTCACTGTGATCAACACCACGGGCGGTAACACGTTTAACATCCCGACTGTCAACGACACGGCTTCTGTCGCTGTTGCACATACAGAGGGTACTCAGCCTACAGACGATAGCGGTTCTGATGTAACCTTCGGCCAGGCTTCGTTGGGCGCATATGCGTTTGACACTGAGTGGGTTCGCTGGTCTTACGAACTGGCAAACGACTCCATCCTGAACATGGAATCGTTGCTGGGCGAACTGCTTGGCGAGCGTTTGGGCCGAATTGCAAACTCCAAGCTTACCACTGGTTCTGGTTCGTCTGATGTTGAGGGGATCGTGACTAACTCAACGGCTGGCAAAACTGCTGCATCTACGACTGCCATTACTGCCGACGAAATCATTGACCTGATCCACTCTGTTGATCCGGCCTATCGTTCGTCGCCTTCGACTGCGATTATGATGAATGACAGCACCTTGGCTGCTATTCGTAAGCTGAAGGACGGCCAGGGCAACTATTTGTGGCAGATGGGAAACTACCAGGCTGCTGTCCCGCAAAACATCTTGGGCTATAATGTGGTCGTAAATCAAGCAATGGATTCGATGGCTGCTACCAAGAAGGTCGTGCTGTTCGGCGATATGGCGAAGTTCTATGTGCGTAAAGTTGGCGCACCCACTTTGTTTGTGGCGCGTGAGCGTTTTGCTCCCGACTACGGCATCTTGGGCTACGTTCGATTTGATGGCGTGTTGGCTAACACCGCTGCCATCAAGCACCTTAAGAACGCTGCAAGCTGATAAAACAAATGGGCAGGGCTTCGGTCCTGCCCACCACAATATGGAGGCCATCATGGCTAAAGTTCGCTTGCTTACATCAATGGCTGGCACTGATTTTGTGCATGATCAAGGTTTCATCATTGATGTCACTGATGCAGTCGCATTGCGTTATGTCGAAGCTGGCATTGCTGAAAATGTTGAATCGGCTCCAATTGAACGCGCCGTGAAAAAAGTTGCGGTCGAAAAAGCCGTGAAGGAATAACATATGTTGTCGCCGCAGTTTTCACTCGTTCGCGTTACCGCACCCGCCACAGCTCCCATTACGCTGGCGGAAGCAAAGGCGCAGATGAAAGTTGAAAGCAGCGACGATGATACAATCATTCAGCGTCTGATTGATGCTGCGGTTAATTTTGTTGACGCGCAAGGTGCGTTGGGCAAGGCCATGATTACCCAGACTTGGGGCCAATGGTTGTCACCAAACCCCGGCACTGTTTATCTTTTGCTTGGCCCTGTCCAATCTGTATCTGCGGTCAAATATTACGATGTTGATGGCACATTGCAGACGGCCACCTTAGCAGATTTTAACGTGTTTGGAACACCAAACCGCATCAGCGTTTTGCCGAAATCTGGCAAGGCTTGGCCCGTGACACAGACGCGGGATGATGCCATTAAAATCGAATACATCATCGGCTACGGATCAACATCTGCCAGCGTCCCTGAGACAGTTCGCCATGCGCTGATTATGCTGGTATCCAACTGGTACGAAAACAGGGAAACAGAGTTGATAGGCTCTATTAGCAAAACGCTGCCATTTGGCTTTGATGATTTGATCGGAACAGAACGGAACTCATTCTATGGCTAAGGCTGGCGCATTCAGTGAACGTGCTACCTTCCAGCGCCTAGATCAGAGCGCCATTGATGCTTATGGCAACGTCTATACGGGATGGTCACAGGTCGGTGTGCGCTGGGCTGACCTTCGTGAACGCACAGGCCGTGAAGCTATCCAAGGCGGCGCACTGAATGATGTGGCTATGGCTACCATGCGCTGCCGTGCAGACAGCTTCACAGACACTGTGACGGCGGCTGATCGTGTGGTCATCCGTGGCTACACTTGGGCCATTAAAAACGTGACCCATATTGATGCCAAGGATGTCGTGGTTGAGTTCCTGCTTGAACGCGGGGTGGCAACATGAAGGTGGATGCTGAAAAACTCATCAAGCAACTTGCGTCAATGCCCAAGGCTGTTGAACGCAATTTGGTTAAGTCTATTCGACTGAATACTGAACAGGCTGCAAACATGGCGCGGCGTTTGGTTCCTACAAAGTCTGGCGAACTGCGCGGGTGGATACATACTGTTTATGAAGCCGATGGCTTAACTGCATCGGTGGAAGCTGCACCGCCGACAAAAGAAGCGCAGACCAAGGCAAATGCTGTGGAATTTGGGCGTCAAAAAGGCAATCGCGGCACAACTGCGGCACAACCTTACATTCGCTTGGCTCAAAAATTGCAGGGCAAGAAGTTTGGCAAAAGCATCAAGTCTGCTGTTAATCGTGGTATGAAGGAAGCAACCAATGGCTGATGGCTTTGCGCTTGCTCTCCAAAAAGGCTTGCGGGCTAGGCTTGTGGCTAACGCTGGCGTGACTGCCATTGTTTCCACCCGCGTCTATGACGAACCGCCGCAAGCCGTGACATTCCCATATCTGCGGTTTGACCAGATCACGGCAAACGCTTTCGACACAGACAGCACTCTTGGATCGGTTGTGGACATCACGATTGAAGCCAACAGCCGTTCCGCATCGGGCCGTGTTGAGGCTGTGCAGATCGTTGAAGCTGTTCGTGCAGCCTTGCATCGGCAAGAGGCTAACGTGACAGTAACTGGTTTTACGCTGGTAGAATTGATTTTCCAGACGTATTCGGTTACAAGAGACACTGATGGTCGTGGTTATACGGCTGTAATCGCACTTCAAGCATTGCTTGAATAAGCCTAGCAACGGGCCTTGGGCAAGCCCTATACATGGAGGCCATCATGGCTAAACAACTTGGACGCGCCCTGCTTGTCAAAATCGGCGATGGCGCAACACCGACTGAAGCATTTGCAAACCTCTGCGGTCTGAACAGCAAGGCTATCACTATCAACAACTCGTTGATTGATGTGACCACACCTGATTGCACCACACCCGCTGGTGCGCTGTGGACCGAAAGCCTAAACGGCGTGAAAAACATCACCATCTCTGGTGACGGCTATTTTGAAGATAGCGTTCCTGAATTGCGAATGAACACGGTTGCAATGGCGGCTGACCCGAAAGCTAACTTCACTGTGACGATCCCCGCATTTGGGACTTATGCCGCTAACTTTTACCTTGAGTCGCTGGAATTTGGCGGCGAGACTGAAGGCGGCGTGACCTATTCGCTATCGCTGACAAGCAATGGCGCTGTTACGTTCACGGCTATCTGATGACTATTACGGCTGAAGCGCCGCGTGGGGGTGTTGCCGAATATATCGGCGACACCTCTTATGTTTTCCTGCTACGCAATCGTGAGATTGAGCGGTTTGAGGATAAGCATCGCGGCATATTTGATGTGTGGGATGGCCTGTTTGGTCGTGGCACAAAGCTGAACAGCAAAGAAACTCGTGACCTTTTAGCGCTGGCCTTGGTCGGCGGTGGGATGAAAGACGCAGAAGCCGACAAGGTTATTGCGGCGGCAACACCCGCTGATTTGTTGCGCTTGTATCAGATCGCCCAAGCTGTTGTCGGTGTGGCCTTTATGCCTGATGCAATGGATGAAGCATCAAAAAAAAAGACCATAGCGGAGCAAAGCCTAGCCGATTAAATGTTCGCGGCATGGTCAAAAACGGAATTGTCATTGGGTTACGTCCTGAAGAAATCCGTGATATGATCCCGCTGGATGCGTGGCTTGTGTTCCAAGGTTGGCATGATGCCCACGCACCTAAAAAAGCTGGATCGACGGCAATGACGGCTGAACAGTATCGCGCACTTGTGGAGCAAGTTGATGGCAATTAGTGCAGAACAGCTAAACATTATCCTGACTGCGAAGGATAAAGCGTTTGCCGCCGCGATGGATAAGAACGCCAAGCGGATTGCCAGCTTTGCCAAGACTGCAAACAAAGACCTAAGCGTTGTCAGCATGGGCTTCGACAAGTTGGGCGGTGCTGCGGCTGCATTTCTAAGCGTTGCTGCAATTCAACAGCTTGGCGTGGCGGTGCGAGATGCCGCAAATAAACTTGGCGATTTGAAAGACGCGGCTGAAGTTATCGGCATTACCACAGATGCTTTGCAAGAACTGCAATATGCGGCACAACTTAGCGGCGTTTCGGCTGATGTGCTGCAAGGGTCTTTGCAGAAGCTAACCAAAAACCTTGGCGATGCCGCGATGGGTGGCACATCTGCTAAAAAATCGCTGGACGAACTTGGCTTGTCTGGCTCTGAGTTGTCAACGATACCGCTAGACCAAGCATTGGCTAAGATTGCCGAGAAACTTGCGGCAGTTGACAACCCTGCACAACGTGCCACACTTGCCACTGATCTATTCGGCAAAAGCGGTTTGGCGATGGTCAATATGCTGGCTGATGGTTCGGCTGGTTTGGAAGCAATGGCTGCTGAGGCGCAAAGCCTTGGTGTCGTAATCAATCGTGATGTGATCAACAACGCTGCTGATGCTGCTGACAAACTTGATGCAATGTCTATGGTTGTCAGCGCGAACCTGACGGCTGCGCTTGTGAATTTGATGCCGTTTATCATTGATGCAGCGCAGGGCATTTCTAGTCTTACAAAAGCTGTAAATGACTTTCTGTTTGCAGGAACACAGCGCCAAGTCACATCGAACAATGCGTTGGCTTATGCGGCTACGGCTACTGGTGAAGTGCGTGATGCGTATCTGGCATATGGAGCAGCCGTAAATAAAATAAATGATGTGAACGAAGATGTTCACGATGTCTCCA